ATACCCTTTTTTATGTAATATAACTACTATTACATCCATAAGCAAAAGGACGCATGAAAAAACTTTCGTTTTTTCACACGCCCTTATCTTTCCTATAATTGCACCATTTTATAGGGTTCTTTCTTGCTAAAATACCTGTAGTAAATAATGTTTCCTATCTTTTTTATTTCAATATCATCTACATTAGCCATACTAAGGAGGATCCGCCTATATTCCTTAGCTAGTGTATCATCGTGTAGTAATCTCAGTACTTTATCTATCTCTCTTACACTCCACTCATAATCTGAGAGGGCTCTTTCCGCTTTGTATTTTGCCTCTATACGCTCCTTTTCTTCTTTAGCCTTAGAATATGCCTCATAAAGTTTACAAGCCTCTAAAATAACGCCTGTACGCTTATCCTTGCCATAATCATAAGTCCACCCATGTTGTATTTTTACGATCCTGTACTCATTAGATCTATTTAACTCTACCTCTATATGTGCTGTAGAGATTTTCTCTTTAGATACCAGTAATCCAGCCTTATACAGCCTCTCAATATCTCTAGGATTATCAATAAAGCTAGTCTGTAATAAAGCTCTCTCCTCTGGCTTTAACCTCCATACTACATCTGGCTGTATCGTGTACGCTTTATCTCTTAGCTCCTTAGGTATTTTTCTCCATTCAGTATTAGTAAACTCATCAAAAGGGATACCTTTTATGTATCTATGCTCTTTGATACTAAGGAAATCTACAGCATAATGATAAAATCCTCTTTCCTCCCAAAGACCCCTCACTATTCCAAACTTTATAACAGGATCCATCCCTCTATTTTCAATAAAATATACCGCTTGCCCTGCCTCTATCATGTTATCAGCCTCCTTTTATCTATCTTAATCAGATTTCTCCTCAAAATTTAGGTAAAAAAAGAGGCTAACAAGTTTTTACACCTGTTAGCCTCTTTTGATTATTTTTCTCTAAAATATTTACACGCTCCACCATCTATAAATACTTTATCTGGCTTTGTGGCTGGATATTTATACACTCCACAACTACACTTACTAGGATCGTTTTCCATAGGATTATCCCCATAAGCAAAAATACAACCTACGCAAGATTTACCGTTTTCCTCCCAGTTAGAAAACTTCTCCTCTTTTAACTCTTTTAATCTTTCCTCATTCATTGTTAGCCCTCCTATCGTTCTAAGCCCTTAAAAGCTCCTCTCTGTTGGAATTTATCATATCCTTTATCTAAGACTACTTCCATATCAATATAAGTAGTGTATCCAGATTTTTCTATTTTGGTAATTCTATAATATGCACCCCTTTGTATAATCATCTCACTTTCTCCGCCAAAAGTAGATTGTTTTTTAGTACCATCCCAATCATCAAAACCACTTGTATCATAGTCTGCACCGCTATAATAACTAAAAGGCTCTGCATAAATCATTTTTGTACCTTTTGGGGCATAAATATTACAAATAACCTCTCCAGAAAATCCTTTTCCCTTTGCGACACCTGCACTAATAAAATTATACTGCCTACCACCTTTTCCTACAAATTTTTGTAGTTGCTCATTTGTCATAGAGCTAAAACCAGTAATTCCTAACATACTATCAATAGCCTCAGATCCGCAACCTCTTTGTAACCATATATCAAAATCATACTCAGACTTATCAATAAGTGTAGTCATTTTACGGATCTCATCCCCAGCCCCCTCATAGTTAAGACTTACCTTTTTATTTCCAATTTTATTATACCATCCTCCAGCGTGTCCTGTCAGTGGTCTATTAAATTTACCACTACCAAAGGTATAATCCCAAGTAGCGTGTTTCTGTGGAGCTGTAGCCTTTTTCCACACCTTACCACATACACCTCTGAGTACTGTATCTGCATCTGATGTATTTTGAAACCAGTAAGCATCATTTTTACGCTCCTCAGAGTATGGATTATCTACCCAAATACCAGCCTTTTTCTGAGCCTCCTCCAACTCTTTTTTGAGGTTTTTTACTTTCTTAGCTTGTAACTCATATTCCTTACCTTTTTGCTCAAATTCTGTAAGGCTTTCTTTGAGTTGTACAAACTTTTCATAATCCGCCCCTGTTGTTTGAGATAGCTGTAAATCAAAATAAGCGTATTTATTAGGTATCTTATCCTTTTTTACTGCATAATCCTCTACAGTTACATCTTGTATCCAGATACCGCTATACTTACCTGTACCATCAGTACCTCCACTATGAGCTAAATATGCAAGCTCAAAATTTGCATCCTCTAACTCTAATTTCTTTTCCTCTGCCTCCTGTAAAAGTTTTTGCTGTTTAAGTTGCTCATCCTGCTCAACTCTCCACTTCTCGTAGTTCTCAGCACCTCTAACGGATCCTGTAAGCTCGTTAAGCTCATTATCCTCAAAGGTATCACTCACTACAGGGATATATACACATCTACAGTTAGGATGGCGTGGAAGAGTAGGCTCCTCTCCTCTCTTGAATACCTTACCATTATCCGCCCTGCAATACTGGCAAGTTCTACTATCTCCGCCATTAGCACAGCGGTATCTAAGCTCCTCCACCCCAGTATCTTTATATACATCATCGTGAGCACAGTAGGTAACTCTCTTTGTTTCTGTCCTCGCTACCCTCTCAGCGTTATATCTGGCTGTATCTATGCCCTTATTGATCCTATCCGTGATCTGAGGTATTCCCTCTCCCAGTATCATACTCTGAGTAAGTCCTACCCTTAAATTTCTCCCCAGCCTCTCCTTATCCTGCCAGAGCCTATCTGAGAACATAGCACCACTCCACGGATAATCTAAGGTTTTCTGTATCAGAGCTGGATTAAGCCTGTTAAAATTAGCCTTTACCGTTATGCTCTGCCCCAGATCGTATACCTGCCTTAAAAACTGATCCGTATAGATATTACTAAGCCCTTGCCTAAAGGTAATCTGCTCTTTCTGTCCTAAGGCTTTTATCTGCTCTCCGATCTGCTCAAATAATCCTCTACTCCGTGTGAGTGCTGATTGATTAGCATAGCTCCACTCTCCCCCAGCCTTTTGTACCTTTGCTATGGTTTCTGTTACGCTGGCAAGGATCTCTTTCTGGCAACTAGCATAAATAGAGGCTAAGACTTTCTCCATCTTAGCCTCATCCTCAAACGCTTTGAGATTATTTTTAAGTACTGCCTCCTCACGCTCCTTAATGAGCTTAGCTCTCCTCACACTATCCTCATGGAGGATCTTTTTCTGCTCTGGAGTAAGCTCTGAGTATGGGATACCGTACATTTTCGCTACTTCTTTGTTTATATAGCCTACATTAGCCACTCTTTACACCTCCTTACAGCCTCATATAGCCCTTTTACTGTTCTGTCTGAGGAATTGTAGCCCCCTGTGCATTTAAAGCCTCCTGTCTGCTATTCTGTGCGTTAAGGTTAGGGAATAAGTAATTACTATCCTCTGTAATATTCTGAGTAGAGTAAGGATCTGTATTCTGCCTATCTCTTTCCTTATCTGCCTCCAGCTTTTCCAGCACTTCCTTAGGGTTATCAATGAATGGGAGTAAGCTGAGGAGTGTTTCCTTATCCACTTTTCCATCCAGCTTAGTTACTGTATCTACAATTTCTGTAAGATTGTTAGGTACATTCCTACTAAACTCCACTTTGAGGTTAAGTACATCCACCTCACGCCCTGTATTTACATGAATAGGCACACTAAGCACTCTTACCAGCTCCTTTATAGCCTTTTCCATTTTTCTCTCTTTGATAATACACTTAGTTTCCAGCCCAAAGAGCTTAAATCTGATAGCTACACCGCTAAGATTTCCTGCAAAGTTCTCATCTGAGAGATCTGGTACAGCGGAAAACTTGTGGATATTCTTCTCCAGCCTGTTAAGATGGTTCTCTAGTGCCTCCGTCTGGATCTCCTTAGTGATAAACTTAACATCTCCATTCTCCATTACCTCAATAATTCCCTCATCTTTGAGTTTTTGGATATTATCTCCGCTGGCTGTCATGTTTTTAAGCATTAAATAGGCGTTTCTAAATGCCTCAAACTCATTAGATACATCAGAGAGCACCTTATCATAGTCATTTACCAACGTTTCTATCTTTTCAAGATCGCTCATCTGCTCCTCATTGTTATAAACAGTGATAATAGGGATCCTACCGTAAATATGAGGCTTTTCTTCTACAAACTCATAGCTTGCAAACTGTCTAGCCTTGCCTTTTCCTGTAACCCCACAGGAGCCATCATCTATACACTTAAAAATCTCTACCTTAGTAGGGCTGTATACCTCTGCATAGTGGGTAGTTCTCTTTGTATCCTCTGTATCAATATCATACAGGCGGATCTTATAGGCTGGCTCCTTTGTAGAGCTATTCTTATAAACCACAATAAGATCCTCTGGGGATACCCTCATCATCTTAGTATGGCTCTCCTCATCTTGATATACTAAGATATGGGATAAGCCCTTAATCATAGCCTCCTTACCCCACTCGATAAAAAGATCGTCTTTATCGTTATCGCTACAGATCTTATCTAACTCATCCTGTACCGCTGTATCTTCCAGCTCTGTAAGGTCTACTCCTACATCCGCTGGATCTGCCTCTACAGGTGCCTTGTCCTTTTTAGGCTCTGTATAGTTAAGTACAATAGGATTACCCAAAAAATAACCTACTGTGTTATCAATCGTCTGTCCGAAAAAGTCATTTACCAGCTTGTTATTAGGCTTGTTTTTATCTTTTCTCGGTCTGTTCTGGATCTTATGCTTACCCTCGTACAGTTTTTGAAACTTTATATATCTGGGAGCGATCTTATTTACATGAGTATCTACCAGATCATTAAGAAACTCTGTACTAAATCTGCCTCCCTCAACTTCTACATTAAACTCTTTATCTATCGGTCTACTAAGCTCTGCCATATTGCTTATATCCTCCTTTTCTGCATAAAAATAAGCCCTCACTTATTAGGGCTTTTACACTAAATTCTAAAATCTTCTCTTTTAAGTACTCTGATCTCATTACCGCCATCTGCCATAGTCATAGCAAAATCTAAGGCATCAAATAAATCATCGTGATCCACCTCTGGAAATAACAGTAAGCACTCCTCCAGATCATCCATACCCTCTCTAAAATATACCTTGTGGTTTTCAAAATTAGCCGATCTCCTCATAGCTCTTGTTACTTTGTCCTTAGAGGTATTGATATTGATAATAGGGAGTAAGGATAATCTCCTAAGCTCCTGTGCTAAGGATTTCTGATAGGCTACCGTTTCCACGCCTATTCTCTCCACCATCGGAAACTTATTTCTACCGTAGTCGATAATGGTATTAAGCTGAGTATTAAAGGTTAATCTCTCTTTCACATAATCCAGTACATACACGTTATGATCTGCATCTACCCCTATTACCATGAGTACAAAATAATCTCCCTTATCCTGCTCTTTCTCAGATATTGCTAAGTCACAGCCGAAACATAACCTTACCTTGATCCACTGATCTATACCATCCTCTGTTTTAATACGCACCTTAGCGGTCTGAAAATCATAATCAATCTTATACTCCTCGTAGTATCTGAAATACTGAGCCTTGAAAATCTTACCTTTTGCCAGCTCTGTATCATTTTGATACTGCATATTGAAAATGATCTTACCAGATTGCTTAAGAATAGCCTCCAGCCTCTCTAAGCTAAACTTTTCCTCCCAGAGAGATACTTTTTTACCGTTTACCACTCTTATAGCTCTCTGAGTATTTACCACATAATCCTTACTCTTTATCAGATCCTCATACAGATCCAATGGGTTATATCGTGTACCCAGTATATGGATCTCTCCATCTGGCTCTAGTGTAGGAAAAAGAGAGCTATAAAACCATTCATTAAGATTACTCCTCTGCTTTTCTGTTCTAGCATTTTCCAGCCCTACTAAGTCATCGCCTATAATTACATCAAAGTGCTTAGAAATAACCGCTCCAGAGGCTCCTAGTGCTGTTAGAGTAGCCTCTTTCTTAATAATGCTACGCTTATTTACAGTAAACTCTCTATCATTCCACACATTATCCTTACTGGTTTTCCAATCTCCGAAAATCCTAATAAGATCCTCATTCTGCTCAAAGTGAGTACGAACCTCTTTAAGAAACGCCTCCGCCTGTGTCTGTGTTTTGGATCCTATCATAATACGGATATTAGGATCTCTAAGGATCCTTGTAATACAATAATCCACATCGCCTACAGTACTTTTACCGAAACCTCTAGGGGCTAGATCTAGCGTGCTCTTATTATTCGATATGTTAGAGATAATGCTCTTATGGAGATCCATTACATTTCTCTTAGTAATGTAGGTGCATACCAGATAATACGCTATCTCAAAATCTGCCTCCTGTATGAGGTACTTTATCATAGCATCTCTTTCTCTCTGATCCTGTACCTCCCCTAGCTTATCCTCTACTAGGGATACTACTTTATAATCTAACACATCCTCCTAACCTCCTTTCTACGCATAATAAAAGGGAGCCTGTTAGCTCCCTACATCGTTACCAGCTTGATAATAAGTACTATAGCTACGATCCATAGCGTAACCACATTAAACGCTTGTACATTCTTATAACGGTTACTCTCTGGCATAGCATTAAACCAGAGGGTATCTACTACCGATAATCCTACTACCGCTATGGTACAGAGGATAAATACCAGCTTTAATAATCCTGCTACCATGTTCTACTCCTCCTCTCACGCTCCTTATACTCTGCCTCCTCTCTGAGGTCTTTATACGGTCTACCACAATATCTACACCTCCAGCCCCAGCCCTTTTTATATGATGGCTTATGCTTAAGGATATAGAGTGTATGTTTACATCTTCCTAAATCACTCATCTCTTTCCTCCTTTTGCCTGTTTTCTAATTCTAAGCTACTGTTATGGCTTGCCACACAAAGGCTCATCATAACCACGCCTACTCCTGCACCTGCCATAAAGCATCCGATCCCTACTAAGATAATCATATAATCCCTCCTAACGTAAAAGGAGAGCCTTTTACAGCTCTCCCTCCCTAACCTCTGTCTTTATTCGATTGTTACCCACTCCATAGGCTCCAGATCATCAAATACCACAGGTACTCTCTCTCTGAGCTCCTTTAAGAGCGGTACTGCTACCTCTAACATCTGTGGATGAGGCTTTCCTGTAGATCCGCAAGCTCTGAGGCTTAAGAAGTGCCTCCACTCTCTAAGGTTAGCTGTCATTACTACCTCTGTTTTGAGGCTGTTAGGTAATACAGATCTTGCCTCCTGTGGAGTTCTTCCCTCACTAATCAGATAATTATAGGTTTTCTCTGCTCTCATACAGCTATCTACCCAGTTATCCATCTCTGGAGTATCCTCTGCAAAGAATACAGGGCGGATAAAAGCTACATCTCCGCTCTTATTGTAATTACAATACCTTGTACTCTCCTGTGCATAGCTGGCTACTCTGTGGCGTACAATCTCATGGGATACGCCTCTATCACAGATAAACTTTACACTAAAAGAGTAATGCTCCAGCATTGCCATGTGATTACTCTTAATGAGAGCTCTTACCATCTTCTCAGCGGATCCCTCTGTGATCTTATCCTCACTCTTATAACATACTCTGGCTACTCTCTCGATCTTCTTTAAGATTTCCTCTCCATTGAGGGTATCTAAGATCTCATATCCTGCATCTACAATTTTCATCTTATGCCCTCCTATTCATAACTTTAATATCAGTAATATCATTTATCTCAATAGGAATTACATCAGAATGATGTTTACTAGAGCTGTCTACAGTAATACTATTTAACCCTATCTCTACTATTCTCCCCACAGTATATCCTCCAGAAAGACTGTGATTATCATAGCATACCTCTACTACATCTCCTACAGCCACATCGTAACGAGCACATCCGCTTTTGTATACTTCTAATTTATGTGTAAAACTAATATTCTGCATAATAAAGCCCTCCTTACAGCACCATAGCTAAGCGATCCTTAAGCTCTCGCTCAATGTACTCCCTTACCTCAATCGGATTAGCATTACCTGTAATATGTACCTCTGTGTATCCGTTCCCCTCTTTGATCTCCTCCAGCTCTACTCCTGCCATGCCAGAGATAATATCTTTAATGGTTTTATCTACGATCTCAGCAATCTCCTCATCGGTCTTACCATTTCTCTTACCTGTGATCTCGATATGTCCTACTCCCAACAAACCATTTAACAAAGCATCCAGAATATCATCATGCTTAGGCTTATCTTTCATATCGCATTTACAGTTAGGATGTACTGGAGGCTCTTTTCTTCTAGCTCCCTCGATAGCATCAATCTCAAACTGGATAAACTCCTGTGCTTTCTTGAGATCCTGTACAATATCATCCTTGTGTCCTGCTCTGGAGATGTACTTTACAGCACTCCCTAAGTTGAAATTTAAGCCCCACGCTCTGATTACATCCTTAGGCTGTGGGTTCAATCTGTTATAGTGTTCTGGGTTAATAGCATTACTCATATTATGCTCACCTCCTTATGTTTGATAAGTAACATAATCACATAAACCTTAAAAAGTTAGATTTATTTACCTTTTTTCTTTTCCTTTGTGCAATTCTTACAAATGGCTCTGTATTTTCCCTGGAGAAAAACCTTATACCCATTGTGCAACCTGCACTACTTCTTAGCACTTTTCATAAGCTGAGCGATCTCATCTAAGCGATCCTTAGCATCCTGTGAGAGCTCCTGTGTACCGCCACTCTCTACACGCTCTGTAGCCTCTCCCATAAGGAGCATATCCAGCTTAACAAGCCTCTCAAAATCGTTGATATTCTTAACTTTTACCTTGCCCTGTGCAATATCCTTACTAAAATCAGCCATAAGGTTATTGATAAGGATACGGTACTTAGTCCGTACATCCGTTAGCTCCGCTGTGATCTTAGCCTCGTTACTGTTCTGAGCGTTCTCTATATTTCTCTGTGTTACTCTGGCTACCCAGTTAAAAGCCCTGCTCCACCCTGCTACGGTTCTCTCCGTTCTTCCTATGGTTTCTGCTACCGCTCTAAGAGATCTCTTATCTCCTAAGCCATAATACAGCTCAAAGGCTTTCCTCTGGAGCTCATTCTCTTTACTCAATGTATTAGCCACCCTCGATCCGCCTCCTTTCTTTGCTCTTTGTGAATAGGAGGGAATTTCTACAGTTTTACTTACATTCCTGTATTTGTCCGTTAATTCCCTCTATTTTCTTTCTATCTATCTTCCTTACTATGTTTTCTTTTATAGTACTGAAATTAGTTTTTATATTTCTTTGTATTATTACATTAACTACTCTTATATGTTTATTTAGTATTATTGCTTTATTTAAGCCTCTTTTCCGCCCTCCTCCGCCTTTTCCTCATTTCATAGGAATTTCAGTAAGGAGAATGAAATTAAATAGAGCTACCTCTTACAGTAGCTCTTTCTCTCTTATATGAGTTGTTAATACTCTTATGATAGTTTCTTTCTCCGCCAGCTCCGCCTTTACGCCTCTTACCTCTCTGTATACTTCATCTCGGATCTTATTACAGGTATTTCCATGATCTGTGAGCATCCTGTTATATTTCTGTGTCATTCTGTCTATAACATTTTGATCTACTCCCAGCTCTGCCAGATTTCTTATCTCCTCTGCTAAGGTCATTTCTCTTACTCCGCTCATAACTATTTTTCCGCCTCCACGCTCTTTTTTATAAGCCTCTCTTTAAAAGCCATGTAATAAAGCCCTCATCTGGAGTACTCTCTACATACTCATTGTATCTATTGCTAAGCATTACCAGCTCATCCTCTGTAATCCTTACACTGTTGGATCCGAAACGGAGCATAGGTAAAGTAGTTTTCTCCTCTTTCTTCTTTTTCTCCTTAGGTACTTCTTTCTCTGTAAAGATCTCTTTAAGGTCTATCTCTGTAAAGCCCATTACCTCTAAGGAATAATCTACCGCCTGTAACTCAAATAACTCCTTTTTGAGTAACTCATCATCCCAGTTACTTAACTCTGCCAGCTTGTTATCTGCAATACGGTAAGCCTTTACCTGCTCTGGAGTGAGATCATCTCTTACTATGTATGGTACTCTATCCAGCCCTGCTAAGATACTAGCTTCTCTCCTCGTATGCCCTGCGATGATAACCATATCTGCATCTACGATAATCGGATTAGTAAATCCGTACTCCTTAATACTCTCCATAACCTTTTTTACTGCATAATCGTTAATTCTAGGGTTATTCTCATAAGGGATAAGATCCAGCGGATCTGTGTACTTTACTTGTAAATCTTTCATAGCCTCATGTACCTCTCTTTCTATTTATTTCCTAAGCTATGTAATTTTGTTTCATTAGTTAGGGTACATATCTGTAATTTTTATGCACCCTTTTACAGATCAAACTCTCCACGCTCTGTATAAGAGCCTCCTACCTGCTTAAATTGCACTCTCTGATAACTATTTAGGTTACTAAGAGGGATCTCTGTTTCTCTCCTCCGCTTTTCCTGCTCTGGAGTTTCATAGGGATTACTCATTTTCTTTCTCTTATCCCTATCTGAGGATGTATAGTAAGGATCATGCTCTCTTAGCCATTTATCCGCCTCATCTTCCTCACGCCTAAACTTACTCAAATCCCTCCACCGCCTCTCTGCATCTATCGCACACCATAGAGCCCTCTGGTATTATCTCTCCGCACATTACACATCTGCTATCTGTGGGGATCTCTTTACTCCTTACTGCCTTGTACTCATAAATCCTTATGGTATCGTGTACTACTCCGCACTCATCTATAAAACATAGAGGCGTTTCTCCTCTCGGTCTTTTCAATTCTATGTAGGATCCGTTTTCATCGGTTCCACACTTTATTAAACTCATCTAATCCTCCTCCAGATAAGCTCTAAGCTCTCTCTGTATTCTCTTTATACCGCTGTTTATATTCTTGCTAATCACACTCTGATCCACGCCCATTACAAACGCTAACTCATCCTGTGTATATCCCAGTACCAGCACATACGCTATACTCATATACTGATAGTGACTTAACTTTCCTTTTCTATACGCCTTGTTAAACTCCGCTCTATCGCTTTTATGGTATTTATCCAGATCAATAGCTGTTACTGTCTTAAGGTCTGTGAGGATACAGGTAGCTACTGTATCTCCTTTTTCACTTAAGCCCTCTAAGCCTCCCCAATTTCTCAAAAATCTCTTTATGTTCTTAGGATCCTTATAACTCAGCCTTAGTAATTGATCGTTTACTACATTTCTTACAATCGCTCCCAACGCTACCGCCTCCTCTCATTAGCTTTTCTATGTATCTTAGGTGTACCTCCGCTGTAATACCGCTGTATAACCCAGTGCCTTTTACTGTAGCTACACTCTTTCTAAGAGCTGTAATCTCTCCATAGGTATAATCATTATCCAGAGGACACATCCACTTAATGGCATCGCCTACCTTAAACATCGTGTACCTCCCTTTTAACAAGAAAAAAGGAGTATAGTTTTTCCTATACTCCTGCTTGATCCTGTATTATTCCTGTGTTAGTTCCTGTCTTAATTCCTGTGCTCTTGCTATTACCTCTTTGCTATATGCTGAGCTATAAATATCTTTAGCCCACAGCTTTTTAGCTCCGCTCTCGCCCATGTTATATACCATGAGTACACAATTTTCTCCGCTGGAGGCTAAATACTTATCCTGTATCTCTCTTAAACAGTTAAGCCCTACTCTGATATTTTGATATGGATTAAAGAGATCTGTTACTCCCTCCACCTCCATCCGCTCTGTATGCCATTTCTCGTATATCTGCATATAGCCCTTACTGTTTCCGTTATCTCCTACCTTATCCCAGTGATAACCGCTCTCCCTCTCTATGAGGGCTAGTACCGTATAATAATCTACTCCATACTCTTTACACTCACACCAGAGGTAAGCCTGTACTATTTCTGGAAAACATCCTCCAGCATCCTTATACTCCTGTGGGATCTCATAATATCTAAATCCCTCCTCATATACCTCAGCTCCCCAGTCTGCACTCATCGTATTATACGGATATGTATAGTTAAAATCGTGCTCCAGCTTTGCCTCCTGCTCTGTTTCCGTTACTGGCTCTGTATTCTCAGCTTGCGGAGTTTCTGTAATATAAATCTCCTCAGTAGGAGGCTCCTTATCTGCTCCTTTGAGATTTACACTCATTACCACAGTAATTACTCCAGCTATTATTACTCCTGCCAGTATAAGAGGCTTTATATTTACTCTGGCTCTCCTCTTTCTTCTAACTCTCCTTTTGCTCATCCTGCACCTCCTGTAAGATCCTATTTAATCCTGCTATTACTTTCTGCATATTATCTACTTGCCCTACTAACCTGCTTAGGGTAGTGGATATATCATCTGGATCTCTGGAGTACCAGTAACCATAAGTAGAGCTACATATAGCCTCTCCATTCTGCCTCAGATCGCTTACAATGTTTCTTAGCTGTTTCTGATGCACATTAAACAGTACACACAGCTCTCTAGCTTTTATCGCTTTTCCCTCTGTAGTATGAAACTCCTTAAGGTACTCAGTAATATCCTTACCTACCTCCGCCACAGCTTTTACCTCCCTTTTAAGTTGATATATAACCTAATCACTTTTGAGGAGGATTTTTAGAGAAAATATAAAAAAGTGGTACATCTTTTCTTACAAAATGTACCACTCTCTGTATTATTCCTCTACGATCTCTCCATCTTCTGTTACTTCTACAATTTCTCCCTCGATACAACGATAGTATGTATCCTCTTTGATCTTCTCTCCATCTACTACTACCATCTTAGCTCCTGTGAGCTCCTAGCTCTCCTTATCATAAGGATCCATATAATCTCCATCGCTATATCTGGCTCCTACATATTTCCAATCAGAGAGGATAAGATGAGCTCCCTTACAGCCCTTAGCTCTTGCCTCATGCCCCCATGCAACCGCTACACCAGTAGGATCACTAGCAGATGAGGCTCCTTTATACCCTGTAGCAGATGAGGCTCCTTTATACCCTGTAGCAGATGCAAAACCGTATCGCTCGTCTGATCCTGCCTCTTTACTTACCTTACTCATAGTAAAATCAATAGCCATCTTTACAAGTCCTGCAATAGATAATCTAGCTCCGATCTTAATATCAGTAGCACATACCTTAGTATTATCTCTGCTCTTATCCATCTCTCCAGATAACTCTACCTCATGGAATACGCTATGTGCTGGATCATAATATCCGAAACAATCTAACGGATACTCGCAAGCGTGAAAACCTGTATCACAGCACTCCGCTCTTTCTGTGTGAAATTCCTTACCCTCCTCATACTGATAACCTCTACAGGTAAGATCCTTGTTAAATCCTTTAAATGCTCTCATAGATTTTTCTCCTTTTCTATGTGTGTTATTTTTATTGATAAATAACTTAATCCTCAATATGAGGAAAATTTAGATAGTTTTTGAAAAATATTTTATTTACTGCTTTCCATTCTTTCTCTGGTACGGTTTACCTTAAAGGTCTTAACCGCTAAGAGCTCATCCTCTGGGATCTGGAGGAGATACTTTATCTGCTCCAGCATTAACTCTACATCTGCAATCTCCTCTACTAAATTATCTCTGGCAATAGCTTTTTTATCCTCTTCTACAGGCTGTCCTAAGCCTGTTTCTACTCTGCGGTACTTGTTTACCGCCTGTATAAGCTCTGCACACTCCTCTACTAACTGGTTACTCTGTGCCTCATAGCCATAGTACTTAGCTGTTTCTAAGTTCATCTCTCTAATTTTACACATATTACTCATATACCTCCTCTATAGTTCTTCTTACTTTGTCTATGGCTCTATTCCAGCCTAACTCTATATCTCCTACTGCTCCGTTTAGAATATCCTCAAAAGGGATCTCCTGTACCTGCTTTACTGCCTCTCTTGCCTTTAAGAGCTCCTCCATAAAACTATCCTCAATGAGGTAATAATCTTTAGGATCTCCAAAGGATACCGCTATAGCATAATCCGATTTTCTCATCGCTAAGCTCTGCTCCTTAGCCTTATCTATCCAGCTCTTTTTTACTGTGATACTCTGGCTAGTGTTCATCTTTGTTTTAGCCTCTATAAAGAGATCTCCTGCTATTACATCCCCTTTTAGAAATGGAGTAGATCCAGATCCTACTACCTGCCTACCTCCTATAGCCTTAGCTATACGCTTTTCCTGTTTTGAGCTCTTAGCTCTTGTACTATCTTTCAATCTCTATCTCTGCCTCCACGTTTAAATACTGATCCCTAAGTTTTCTCCACAAAGCCTCTCTAACCCTGCCTCTAAAGAAAATAGGCTTTACCTCGTATACCATACTAATTATGCTTACGCTATTCATAGCATCCTGCATACTCCATCTACCATCACAGGCTCTATCATTAGCCCACCCTGTAAACTCCTTAAATGTACAATCCTTAATTTTCTTTTTCATTTACTTACTACTGCCCACTTTTATAAAGAAATTGATAACAAACATCACAAAGAAAATAACCTTAAAGGAAACTCCAATCCCTAACAAGCCAGCTACAAAAACTATTAAAAAACTCTCTACCAGAGTTACTCCTGCTAATATTAAAATTGCAAGTACTACATACCAAAACATTACTCAGCCTCCTTAGTTCTCAAAAACTCATTTACTAAATAAAAATCTTTATCCATAATAGATAAATGCTCCTTAGCATCTAATCTTTTATACACTATTACAGGGCTTTCCTTAGGCTTTCTCTCTTTCTTAGGTTTCTGAGCTCTCAATACCTCATACGCCCCTACTGTAGGGATAATCATATATCCCTTACTCTCCAGAAAAGCCTCAAACGCCTTTAGCTTGCTTATGTGTAACATATTTCTGATAGCCATATTATTTACCCTCGCTTTCTTCTGGTACTACCTCCAGTATTCCAGCCTGTGTAAGCTCATAGATAGTATCTGTTACAATGTCTAACTCAGATCCGCCTACATGATAGCTACCCTCTACCGCTACATCCACATATAAATCCCTGTGCTCTGTTCTCACTGAGATCTGTACACATGGAATATCATACTCATCTGAGATATAAGCGATCTTAGTATTATCCTCATCGGCATCCATTAAAAATTTATGGTACCATCCATGCTGATAAGCATATCCGATACCTGCTAAACATCGTTCTCCAGCATCGCTCCACTCTTTACCTGTCTTAAATCCGTACTCTCTAAGTACTTCTAAATCAATACCTGCTTTTACTCTTAAACTCATGTTATTCTGCCTCTCTTTCTTCTAATCTCACTCCGCCATACTCCCAGAGATCCTTTTTCATCTCATCCATATCTAGCTCTCCATTTTGCCAGCGTTCATAGTACTGTAATACCAGCTCTGTAAACTCTGGTATCTTCTTTGCATAGGTCTTTTTCCAGTAATGATCCATGAGTACCTCCATAGGGAGTACTAAGAGTAATGTCATAGCTGTATTTATGGCATCCTCCATAGCCTCCTGTTTGATCCTCTTAAGATCCTCCTCTGTTACCTGCCTTACTGCATTATGGAGCTGTGATCTGGTTAGATTATAGGTTTTTACCTGTTTACCTCTTTGCTTTTCAAGCCTACGCCTCTCAGCTCTACCCACACTTAACACTCCTCTCTCACAGAAATTTTACTGGCTCTCCTACCCTTTTTACCATTAAGAACCCACTTACTGAGTGATCCTCTATCTGAGGTAGTGTATTTACATAAAGCTCTATACCTAACTCCTCTCGGAGTTCTCTGTTTATACTATCTAAAGGAGCGTTTACAAGATAATTCAACTCACTCATAGTAGTAGCTGTAAAAGGCTTTCCTATAAAATCTCCCATTACACCTACTCCCTCATCTCTTACCCTGCTCCACGCCTCCTTAAGCAAAATCATTAACCTACTTACATCCATGATATACCGCCTCTACTTTCCACCGCTTAAGAAACTCCTCCAGAGAGTTATACTCAAACTTATAAGCTCTTACCGATACCACCAGCTTATTTCCTGTACATCTGGTTTTAATCGGATACACCTTACCGCTCTGGAGCTCACACTCTACCCCTATGTATCTAGCTTTTATCATCCTGCTCCTCCTGCATACTTGCATCTTTTTACATGGGAACATCTAAAAATACAGGAAATATCATAATCCATCTCTATAAAGTAATACTTTCTACCTGCCAGAAATAAATTATCATTATCCCTTACATAGTCAGTTCCACACTGTCTAAGTACTCCTGTGTACTCACTTCCATCAAAGAGCGTAACTGTTACCTCAGTATCCAAACGCTCCTCTAAATCTTCTCTCCTCATCGGATCCTCCTCTCTTTTGCTGATACATAACTTAATCACAATCGGTAAGTATTTTTAGACAAAAAAAAAGAGGATCCTAAGATCCTCTCTCTGGTATTAAAACTCCAGCACATTCTCCTCTATGAAAATATCCTTATGCACATCTGCCTTAAATGCTAAGAGTGCTCTGGAGGCTCTTAGCATTACCTCCTCATCTCCCATCATTTTAGCCCCTGTGCAAGTATTCTCCAGAAAGTCTATTACCTCCTGTTTCTGCTTTTCATTATCCATAGATACCTCCTTACAGAAATAGCTCTAATAACTCATCTATGAGCCCCTGCGTTTCCTTTATTTTCTCCTCCAGAGCTTTTACCGCCTCTGGATCCTCTGTGTGATCTTTCTGCTCCTCCATCTTACCTACTCTATTTGAATAAAGAGAGATCCTCACAGCTCTATCATAAGGTGTCATATCCTTAAATCTTTCCTCCATACGCCCTCCTATTTGAGTAAATCTTTTAATCCTACTGTGGTTTTCTTATACACAGCATTTTTTACAGCTCTCTTAGGGTTCTTTGCCAGCCCTACACCCTTTTTACCATACAGAGGATTAACTGCTTTCTTTACCGCTCTCTTAGCCTTACCTGTAGTACTTGCTTTGATAGCCTTTTTAAGGCTAGGTTTTCTTACTCCGATTTTCATATAATCCTCCTACTCTATAGATCCATAGATACTCATATACTCTATGTTTCCATTAAATTTACTGGTTTCTGTACTAAATCCATCAAACTCTATAACCCTCGTATCATCCGCTAAAACCTGCTCCCAACATTTCTCTATATCAGTATCACTAAAGGGCTTTGCAAACCTCAGAAACGCCTCCTTATACTGCTCCAGATCCTTATACTCTAAATATACTGTTACCTTAGTTCCTGTAGCTGATATGGTAGTTTCCTCTGTTTTGAGTTTTATCTGGCTCTTATGTACGCTACCATGATGCTTATAAGGCTCAAACTGATCCGCTGTTATCTCCTGCCCCACATTAGCCTCATTATACCTATTCAGATATAAATTGATCTCCTCATCATCTGCATAGATTACAGGTAGCTCCTCCGCCTTCTCTGTGGCTGTTTCTGGCTCCTCCGTCACCTCTGGAGTACTTTCTATAGCCTCCGTTACTTTCTCCGCCTCTGTGGGCTTATTTACCACCTTATCTGTATTTCCACAGGCTGATAAGGATAATGCAATACCTAACACTATTACTACACTCAATCTCTTTATCATGTAACCACCTACCTTTTTATATAGTGGTTATATTATAACTCATTTATGAGGCTAACTCAATAACCATCCTAGCCCACGCTCTGGCATCATCCTCCCCATAAAGTTTATATACACACTTAGTATATGGTACCTTGTAATATAAGCCATTAAGCCCCTCCGCTGTTAATCCCCTCCTGTCATACTTACGCTCCACATTCTGTAAATGGTGCCTAAATTGATGTAAAAAAGGCTCTAACTCTGGCTCTGTAAGATATATCTCCCCTGTAGCTGATACATAGTTATCATCTCTTACCCAACAGGTAATAACAGGAATTGATACCATATATAGATCTGCTAACTCAGTATTAAGAGCTCTTATAGCCTCTAAAGCCTCTATCCTATCTACAGGAAATTCAAAGCCCTTTAATAATTTTACAGCCCTGCAATCCTCAAACCATTTTTTATAATACTCAACTCGTTTCTCAACACTTATAGTATCTTGCTTATTAAACATCATAAGATCAAACGGATCCACCATCTCTACATACCTCCATTATTTATACTGTTCATAAAATCTATCCACAATCTGTAATATCTTATCCTTAGCCTGTAAACTGTCTACCCACTCTTTAGGGAGGTGCTCTCCTCCAATAAATAACCCAGCTAAGGATCCTGTAATAGCTCCTATAGTATCTGTATCCTCTCCTAAATTAACCGCTCTTAATACTGCCTCTGTATATGAGTTTGAATTATACAGGCACCAGATACTAGCCTCCAAACTGTCTACTACATATCCGCTACTCTTTATATCCTCCTCAGAAAGAGTAAATACCCTGCTAAGACCTCCCAGCCTTGTATCTGGGTATACGGTATCTTTATAATACTCATCTACCGCTTTTATAGCCTCCTCCATAGCCTCATTTTTATCACTATACACCGTAAGATACATCCCAATATAAACATAGTATACACAAGCTATCTTACTAATTAGATGAGCATGAGTTAAACCAGATACCTTATAAATAAGATCTACAGCATTAGAGTTAATAGGCGTAACATCAAGATATAAAATCATCGGTAACATTCTCATAAGAGAGCCATTTCCATTACTGTACACATCACTACTGCCACAATCATTAACACTTTCTCCCATAAGGTACCGCTGGATAGCTAATCTGGTAGTACCTCCAATATCAAACACCTCTCCAAAAGGCGTATACTCTGCCATGTTATACCACCTAGAAAAAGCCTCCATCATACCATCTGTAGAAAAGCCCCTGCACATACTGTCTAATGTAGCTAATACCATACTCGTATCATCACTCCATGTACCTACAGGCTGGTTATGAGATCCATAACCCTCCATACTCTCCACAGGAGAGCTCTTTAATACTTCTCTCTGCACAAATTCTACAGGTACTCCTAAAGCATCTCCTACAGCCAACCCTAATACTCCGCCTAACAACTTATCTTTTCTTAACATAAATCATCTACCTCCTTATTACTCTACCCACTCTAAACCGCCTGTATACCTACCTCTGTGGGTTATTAACTTATCTGGATACACTCTCTTAAGATAAGCTATATCTGTTCTAAGTGTTCTCCTAGATACTCCTAACTCCTCTTGTAGCTCCGCTGTGTTTGTACACTTAGCCTCCTTAAGGATACTTATTATCTGGAGCTGTCTAGCATTTACTCCAGGTATACTCATCTCCGTACCTCCTCATAATCCATATCCCATACAAACTCATTCTCATCTACCCACTCCCAACCATACTCTCTACAAAAGCTCTCAGCCTCCGCCTCTGTTTCAAACTCTGTAAAGTATTTCTTTGTACCAGCACTCTTAAGATAAACTGTAAACATAGTTCCCTCCGATCTGGGAGCCCTTAGGCTCCCAACTCCTGTACATACTCCATACCATCAAAGCTACAAAAGCCTCCAGCATCTAAGATACTCTGTAAAGCTCTTTTCCCTCCACAGGGAATATACGGAGCTAAGATACCAAACTCATCTCTATCTGAGCTAAAAGCTATGTATCCCTTGCCCTCCTCATAGAGAGCATATCCTGTAACTACTCTAGCTATTCTATCTGTACCAAACTTAGCACTCTTTAATCTTTTGATCCTCATGTCCAGCCTCCTTAACCTTACTCATTCTACTCATAACTTTTCTAATCTTTTCGTCTGGAGCTTTTCTATACACTCTAGCCCATAGTGTATATACAAGGCTAAAAGTTATTTCATCTTTTTCCTCATACATAAGGGTTACACAATACTCAGCTCCTGTATCATTGATAGTATCTATCTCCTCTTTACTAGCTAAAGAAAAGGCGTGTGCTACACCGTACTCAGTAAGCATCTGATCCAACTTTTCTACCAGCTCCATAGTACAATCCTCAAGATCATCTCTATTCTTAATGTTTACATATCTATCAAAAATCTTTAACATAGTTATTTCCTCCTCTTAATAAGCACTATCGCAAGTATCTAACCACTGATAATCACGCCTGCCACACTTGATATGTGATATATAAGTACTATACTTTGAAACTCTCATAACTTTTACAAACTCTCTTACAATACTACAAGGCTCATTTTTCTCTACCTCGATTGTCTTTCTTGTAGCTCTATCATTTCCTACTCTGTAATATACAATAGCTTTCATACTGATTACCTCCGCTTATCTTTCAGTTTGTATCTCGTTTCCATGATTGTATTATATGCCCCCTATATAATAATGTCAAGCACTTTTTATATATCCCTTATATAATTTATAAAAAAAAAAGAGGTAGCTCCTGCTACCTCTCTCTCTGTATCTTAAATCTTATGTACTAAGGTTCTTAAGTGCCATCTCTGGATATTGTAACCTCCTGCTCCAATGGTTTCTACACTTGCCTTACCATTCTTACCTACAATATATCCATCTAAGCATTTACCGCCCCATCTGATGTAACTACAATCTGTGATCTCTCCTGTAATCTCCTTAACTCTATTATACAGATCCAGTAACCACGCATCCGCCTCTCTTTCCTCAATCTTTCTAAATTCCTCATCTGTATGTTTAAGGCTCTCCTCCGCTGTATAGGTGTACCGTTTTCTAAACTCCTTATACTCCAGCTCTTTTCTACTCTTTAACATAGCCTCTCTAGCTCTAATATCACTATCTACCCAGCTTGCTACTAATGCCTCCTTAGCCTCTCTAAAAGCCTCTGGAACCTCATTAGCTAAAGTGAGCTCTTTCTCTACCTGTTTTGCTAATTTTTCTCTCCAGTTAGATACTACCTCTTTCTGATCCTCTAGCTTTCTCTTTGCTCCCTTAATATCTTCCTCTTTGCTCTGCACATCACAGCAATCCCAGTAAAGATCATCTCCTGTAGCTCTTTTATACTCAGATCTCTTTTCTTCATCCCACATTACCACCGTAAGATCCTCCATATACTGAGCCATCCACTCAACTCTCAATAGCTTAGCCTGTCTTTTCTCAAGCTGTTTCATATGCCTCTCAATAGTGTTTTCGCACTTTATAACCTTTTCCTCTGCCTTTGCTAATCTATCCTTTAACTCAATACTTGTCATAATCCTTTACCTCCTGTTTTTTTCAGTTCCTATCTTGTTGATAATGTTATTATATACCCCTTATATAATAATGTCAACAACTTTTTCACTCAAAAAAGAGGAGGCTTTTTACTGCCTCCTCCTGCTCTTACTTCCAGAAAAATCTATCTACAGATACTCCATAGAATTTAGCCAGATTGTAAAGTACTGTAGCCTTAGGGATCCGTGTACCTGTTTCCCACCTGCTTATACTTACCTCTGTATATCCTGTACCTTTTACCACATCTTTTAGAGTGTATCCCTTTTTCTCTCTTACCTCTCTAAGGTTATGTGCTAAGGTTTCCTCTATTTCTCTCATGCCATCCCTGCCTCATATACCTGTTTTCTAAGATACTCCAGCTCCCCCAGATCATTGTAATAAAACTCCTGCACTCCATTAAATCCCTGCATTTTCTGCTCTTTACCATCCTTAAGGATAGCCTTAAACCACGCTCCAGCCTGTGAGATGATCCCCAGCATGATAGCCAGATCCAGAGTATCCTTAATCTCATCCACTCCTGTACTATAGTTAAGTGTGTAAGTCTGGAGCCTACGATCATTTTTAGTAACCTTGTTTTTCTCTACTTTTACGCTTACCAGATTACCACTAGGGTTAGCATATCCGCTACTTACCTCTTTATACTTCTCATCCAGTAATGATCCCTTTGTAAACCATAGGATCTGTGAGCACGCATGAGCTATAGCTGTACCGCATGGGATCTTAAAAGGCTTGTACGGATTTCCTATATTTTCTCTTAACTGATTGATGAGGAGAAAAGTACACTCCACTTTCTTACAAAGCGGTACCGCCTTATCACAAAAGGCTTTCATAAGAGCACTGTTACCGCCATAGCTTTTCTCATCTAATCCTTTTTCCTGTACTGCCTTAGGGATGATAAAAGGAGCACTATCTAATACTGCTAAGCCGATCTTACCAGATCTTATGTAATCTAAGAGCATATCTAAGAGTTCCTCTCCATACTCACTCTCTGGCTGGATGAGGATTACCTTACTCCAATCTACCCCCAGAGTTTCTCCCCACTCCTTATCTATCGTATTTTCTGCATCCAGATATACACAGTACTTATCTGTGTACTTTTTCTGGAAATTAGAGATAATATCCAGAGCTGTAGTAGTTTTACCACTCTGAGGTAATCCTACCAGCTCTATGATCCTCCCTACAGGTACTCCTCCTCTGGTTAAGTAATTCATCATAGGTGAGGTATAGGGAATAAACTCTATCCCCTTAAGATCCGATGCTTTACGGATTATATCCGTTTTGTATTTCTTATTTACCTCTGCTATGAGGTTATCTATCTCCGCCATCGCTGTTCTCCTTTTCATTCCAATTTTTAACTACTCGTATCTCATCCCAGCCCTCAGCAAAGGTAGGAGGCTCTAAAAATCTTTTCATTCTATCCATAGCCTCCTTAGGTACTGTACGCTCCCTTTCCTCGTTACGCTTAATACAAACCTCAAAAGGAGTATCTACAAACACACAAACCTTTTTACAGTTTAATAACATAAGAGTATCCAAAAACTCCACTCTATAACTCGCTTTTAAGTTTGTAGCATCATATACTACATCCTTACCATGATATAGATCCGCCCTAACCAAACTCTGTAAAACGGTAAATACAGCATCATTATTTTTCATATCATTTATATCTCCACAGAGTTTATCTCTAAGATAATCAGAGGATCTAACAATTACATCTCCCAACCTGTCACTCTCAGAGCTTTTACCGCTGGCTGGCAACCCCACTAACATATAAAATACTGGTTTATTATTCTCCATCCTCAGATCCTCCTAACTCCTGCATAATACCTACCTCTGTATTAAAGAGGTTTACATCGGCATCCGTGATACCTAAGTTGTAATTTAACTCAACTACATTTCTGATAATGGCTATATCTACTCCTCCTCCCTCATTAGGGCTAAAAAGTACAATCCCATCAGCACACTTAAAAGCTGTTTCTCCAGAGATCTCTACACCGTTTTCCTCCAGATATGCTAAAAACTTATCTAACTTTTCCTCCACTTCTTCTGTGCCTCCTTAAAATATTTCTACACTGTACATAGAGATCATCATCTATATTTCTGAGCTCATGGAGATCTCTATGTAGCTGGCTCTTACTTATACAAAATTCTCTAGCCACTTTACGGATACTGTCCTTAGGATTATCTATTAGCCACTGTGCCTCCTGCTTACATCTATCCTCTATGGCTTGTCTCCTAAGGTACTCATAAGCCCACCGCTCCATAGGCTTAATCCTCCATAGGATCCTCTGGCTCTCTGATATATTTATCCTTACTAAATCTATCCAGATCTACCTCTGCTATCCTCTTTGAGAGAGATTTCTTTAATCCGCTGTAGATCTTCTCAGCCATCTCTAACTTAACTTTGAGGCTGTTATAAGCTCTACGGTAAATAGCCTCTACTAAGGCTTTATCCTCTGTGAGCTGTTCTACTCTGGCTTTTTTCTCCTGCACAGTACCAGATACTTTTACCATCGCCTCATTTTGAGCACTTTTCTTAGCGTTAGAGGCTAGATCTACCTGCATACCCAGCTCCTCTACTCTCTGCCCTGCATAGTACATAAGGGCTGGGATCTTAACACAGTAATACTCTATCTGGCTATCTGGTATATCCTCTATAGAGTTTTCTCCTATGCTTTCCATAATCATATCCAGCTCTGAGATAGCACTATCAAGCTCTTTACTAAAATCTGCTATTAACTCATTTGAGAGGGTTATTACAGGGGAGCTCTCCTCTTTTACCTCTGCTATGATTTTCTTTAATTTATCACTCTGTACCATCTTTACCTCCTCCTGTAGGAGCCTTATTACAATGCTCTGTACCTGCTAAGGCACAATCCTCACAGCCCTTATAATATCCACATTCCTCACAGGTACAATGTTCATAGCCATACTCTGGGTACTCATCCGCCATAGCGTTAGGGCATCCACCATTTACACAGGTAACTCCTACATAATCTTTACACCTGCTCTCCTCTTTAGATTTCTTTGTTACAAAGTGCTCACAATGTCTAATAATTAAACACATCTCCATTGATGTACTATCACAATTACTACACGGATTTTCCATAGTACCTCCTTAACCAGCTCTCCAGATCGTAGCTGTATCTCACTCTTTTCTTTTTCTGCTCTATCTTTACTCCGTGATCCCTACACCACTCTACAGGTATGCTCTTTCTCTCCTCCGTCTGAGTAAACTGGATCACATCCTGTACGGTTATGTAATATGTTTCCTCCAGCTCTCTAAAATTGATTAAAAAGCCTCCGTACACTCCCTCATAATGAGTAGCTTTCTCCATTCCCTGTATCTGGTTATGTCTGATCTTAGCTATCGGTATGCTCTTTCCCTTATGGGTTTTAAGCTCTACCAGAAAGAGATAAGGAGATCTGAAAAGGATATAATCACATGGATTAGATACTCCATAAAATCCGCTTGTATCATCCTTTAGGCGGTACAGGTAATAATCTGGAGGTACACACTCCTTAAACTCCTGCTCAAAGGTTTTACCGATGTTATTACTTGCCATCCTGTACCCCCTTAAATCTGCTAGGAGTAAACTTACATTTCTTTCTGCGATCTGCATACATAGATCCCTCTTTATCAATGCTACAGTAGTAAGCTCCCAGCTCTCTACCACAATACTCACAGTTACCACATACCGCTCTCAACGCTGTATTTTGCCCTGTAGAGGCTTTTTTCTTTTTACCTGTAGACTTATTAGCCTTTTTTCTGTTTGTATCTTTCTGGGCTGTCTGAGGCTTTTCTGGAGGGTTAGGATGTACCCACTTACCAGCATCCGCTAAAGCACACTCATTTTTATATCTACAGTATGTACACTTGCTATCATCTTTCTCTGGAGGGATCCCTGTTTTACAAGCATTGTTTACAGTTCGTATCTTGTTAAGTACTGCCTGTTTCATCTCATCGGTTATTTTCCAGAGGTACGGTTTCTTTTTACAGAAATTTCTATCCTCATAAAAGAAAAGGATATAATCTATCCCCAGCCCCATACCGTAACAAGTAGCTTGCCACTTATGATCCGCCTTAGGCTCATAACGGTTACTAAACTGGTAAGTACTCTCTGTTTTAATCTCTAAGATTACATCCTTACCATTAAATCTAATAACTCCGTCTGGCTGGAAATAGATAGAGAGCTCATCATTTTTACACCTGCCCTCTGTATGATCCTCATTCCAGCCTACAAACTCTGTTTTAATGCCTTTAGCCTGTGCCTCTTTTACCATTTCCTCCAGATCTAAGCACTCTACGCCCTCCATACGCTCTACTATATGCTGTATGTCTAAGTGCCTATCTGTACCGCTCTGGCATATCTCAATAAGATTTACCTCACTCTGCTCTCCGTTCTGGGAGCCTCCATGTACTCTCTGGAAAAATAACATACGCTCACAGCCATACATAGAAGATGGGCGGATATACTCAGAGGGGGCTATCTGCCTCTCCTCCAGCTCCTTAGCCTTTACAGCCTCCTCATAATTTTTAAGAAACTTATCCTCAAAGGATACGCTCTCTGCATTTTTTCCTTGTGCTACTGCTATTAAGCTCTTTAATCCCGTTACTTTTCCGCCTCCTCTCTGGCTTTTTCAATATTTTTATTAAATCTGGCAAGCTCAAAAGCTAAATACATCTGGGATCTGCTTTCTCTTATCCTTAGAGGTCTGGTTTCTTTATCTCTCTTTACCTCAATTACCAGATTTACGATAGTAACCACTATGTAGCCGACTAACAAAAGCCCTAAAATTACATTTCCCATTAGTGACCTCCTAACATAACTCCGATGATATAGAGCTCAAATAAAAATACAAAAATACTTACAGCTCCAATAAAATCTCCTACCAACTCACAGCCCTCTCTATGAGTTCTGTAAAATCTTCTCCATTTTCTTTTAATCTGTCTTACCATCCTTGATCCTCCTGTTTTGATTGATAAGTAACCTAATCACAAACGGTAAGTAAATTTAGATAAAAAAAGAGGAGGCTTTTTACACCTCCTACAATTCTTATACCTCATTTCCCCAGCAATCCCAGCCATCTATACTCTGCCTTGCAAAGAGCTCTATTTTAGGTAGCCCCCCCCCTGCCATTAACTTTACAATTCTATCTCTCGTTTCCGCTGGTTTCTTACTATGCTCCTCTATATGGCTCATAATTACACTGTGTACTCCTGCATCCATTCTCTTAGGCTTTCCTCTTACACCTAATAAACATAGCTCCGCATTAGCTCTAGTCCAGTTACCCATACCCCAAAAGAGAGTATCTGCTTTCTTATTCTGCTTTATCCATGTAAAAGCACAGGTTTTATACTCAAATCCCCATGATCTCATTACATCAAAAGCCTCCTCTAAAAACGGCATCGTAACCCACATAAAAAGCACACTATCATCATCTGCCAGCTTTTCCACAGGGAGAGCCTTTATATCCTCTAAGCTGGTTACTGTGTAATGGCATCCAGCTCCTCTACCCCCTGCTACCGCCTTATCCCTGTATAACCATGCTGGATCTGCATAGATTATCTTATACTTGTTTTCTGTGTTAAAAATATCTACTTTCAATAGAAAAACCTCCTTTATGTTTTGATCGATCCTAATCACATAAAGGAGGTTTCCTTAGATACTTATTTACATATTTTCAATTTCTACATAATGATTTCCACAATACGGAGAATTTACATCACGCCCAGAGGTATCAAATCTATTAACAATCTCTAAAGTATACTTAACATCTACTTTTCCTTTAGGAGTTTTCTTTATAACCTCTCCATAATAAGTATTTATGCTCTTTGCCCCACTATGACAAATCACTTTAATCTTATCGCCTACCTGTAAATTTTCTGTACTAAACACTCTTTAACTCCTCCAATACTCTAAAATGATGCACCTCTCTGGTATCTCCCTTTTTAACCTGCACTCTCCTGACAGATCCTACCTCCAAAGGAGTTACGCACTCCTCCAGAGTTCTCTCTTTCTTATCTTCCTCATCGTATACTTTATATCTCACTGTTTACCTCCTACATCATACTTTTTAAGGCACTCATTACAGATAGTTTTCTTTACATATCTATCTAACAAGTTATGCCACACATCAGCCCTCCTATAAGGCTCCATCCAGATATACCTATGGCAATCGTGACACATCACAGGAAATACAGCAAAACGGTTATATCTAATTTTCATCCTGTGCCTTAGCCTCCTGCTCCTGCCTCTTTTCGTGCATCTTCTTACGCTCCTCATACTCCTCTGGAGAGATCTCTATAAAGCTCTTTTCTCCCTCCTTAAAGTATCTGTTTACCTCTACCTTTTCTCCGTGAGATCTCTGGATATACAATACAGCTAAAGTATCAAAATCTCCGTTTTTACGATCTGTGAGGAGCTCATCACATACAATCACATCCGCTTTATTAGATGGCATATAAGGCATAGTAAGAGGGAACATCTCACTATAAATCTTACCAATAAAACCATTATGCCAACACAGGTTAGGATCATCCCATTTAATACAATAATATCTATCGTTATCGTGATATTTTACTGTACCATCTGGGTATACATCCTTAAACAGGCTACTCATACGCTTACACTGGTATGTAGCTACTCCACCATTTTCTCCTCTGCTACATACATTCCATACATCCTCTGTATCCTCAATCGGAGTAAGAGGCTTTCCCTCTATCAATCTATTAAGGATCCCCTTTGTAATGCCGATACTAAAACCACTGTGACCATCTCCACAAAGGCTCTCAAACGCCTTAAGAGCACTATCATAGCAAGCACAGCCATAATCCCACTCACTCTCTGGCTTATCTCCTCTTTCTCTCTTAGATGCTATCTCTACCTCTCTTTTAGCCCATTCCATCATACTCATATTAGTTATACTCCTGTTTTAATCCCATTACATAATCCATTGATAATCCTAAAAGGCTACAGATCTTAGCAAGCCTCATACTGCTAAGATCTGTACCGTTATACAGAAAAGCATATATTGTGGATCTGCTTATCCCTGTTTTATCGGAGATAGTCTGGAGAGGTATATCCAGCTCCCAGATCCTCTCCATTACTCTCTCTCCAGCACTCATTATAGAGTAGGTTTTTCTCTGTGCATTTTCGTGCTCTACTCTGATATGAGAGGGCTTTGTTAAGCCCTCATAATCTCTTACACCTCTGCTATATCTATGCTGTACGGTATCCAGCCTTATACCGCTCTCTTTAGCTATCTGATTTAGAGTTTTACCCTCTACAAAGATCCTGTTAGGTTTACCCTTTAGCTCTGGTAAAGGAAAATATCCCATAGGCTCTACTCCTCCTCTAAATAATCATCCGCTAAGTTTTCTCCGTACCAATAATCATTTACCTCAGCATCTACGCTCATAGGGAGATCTATTAGGCTGTGTCCTACTCTTTTCATAGTGTTTACTAAGAGATCTGCTCCCTCCTTAATATGATCCTCTGGTACCTCCATAATTAACTCATCATGTACGGTTATTACCATGTGGCAATCCAGAGCCTTATACTGAGGATCATTGTAAATAGCGATCATAGCTAATTTCATAATATCCGCACTGGATCCCTGTATTACAGCGTTAAGGCTCTGCCTGTGAGCCTCTTGATAGCGGTAATCATCGTGATCTGGTAACTGCATCTCTGGCAATCTTCTCTTTCTGCCCTGTATAGTAGTTACATATCCGTACTCCTCCGCCATCTTCTCTACCTTAAGGCGGAGCTGTTGGATCTTAGGAAAACTCTTATAAAAATCATCAATAAGTTTCTGAGCCCACTCAGCACTCTTATCAAACTGCTCTCCGATGGCTTTAGCTCCACGCTCGTACATAATACCTAAAAGTACGCTTTTCATAGTTGTACGCCTGTGTTTACCCTCAGCGTTTACCGTACCATCTGGATAAAACTCTCTACAATCCTCATAAGGCACTCCGTAAACCTTAGATCCCATGATAGCATACAGATCTTTACCCTCTCTGTATGCCTCCTGCATAGCCTCATCTCCAGATACATAAGAGAGTACTCGTGGCTCAATCTGGCTAAAATCTCCACCTACAAACTTATAACCATCTCTGGCTCTAAAGATCTTACGGATGCTTTTCTCATGGCTAGGAATGTTCTGGAGATTGATCTTAGTAACTGTATCGGAGCTACTAAATCTACCTGTTTTAGCCCCATACTGGTTATATGTGGTATGTACTGCATTAGTCTTAGCACACTTAACCTCTGGGATCTTATCTATGTAAGTTCCTAAGAGCTTTCCGCACTCTTTGTATCTCTGGTAGTTATCTAAAAACTGGATAAACTCCTCTCCCTTTTTAGTACCTGCCTTTTTAGCCTTGTTTCTATGCTGTTGTACTATCTTATCTCCTGTGCCTCTCGGCTCTTTTCTGGATACGCTTTTCAGTTTGAAAATATCATAGAATAAACAAGCCACCTGCTGAGGGCTGTTATAGTTAATCTTCTTAGTACCCTTAGTTAATCTCATAAGAGTAGGATTTTCTTCTATAAACTTATCAAACTTAGCTACATACTCATCACAGAGCTTTTCTTTCTCCGCCATCTCTGCATTAAATTTTACAGAGAGCTCCTTAGCATAATCCTCACGGATCTCTACACCTCTAAGCTCCATGTCCATACAAACATCAATAAGAGGCATCTCAATATCTCTAAACACATGATAGAGCTTTCTGTAGTCTGCTCTCGGATGATCCTCTCTAAGATACTTTTTCTGGAATTGATACAGAGCCCATGTTTTAAAACCATCGTTAGCACCATAAATAGCGAAAATATCAATAGGGATATAGTTACATGGGATACCCTCAAATAGATCTCCAAAATCCTCATCTGAGCCCTCCCCATTGAGGATATACTTGTTATACATCGGTTTTAATCCGTGTTTCTCATTCTCATTGAGTACCCAGCCAGCTATGTTAGTATCCCACCATACATTAGCTATTCTCTGCCCCCACTGAAAAGTAACCACTTTATCATCAAACTTAATATTATGATTGATGCACTTAAGGGATCCGTTAGCCAGATAAGGGAGCATAACCGCCTTACACTCCTCCTCTGTCATTTGCCCCTCAACTCTCTTATTCTGGAGATCCGTATGATTAAACGGTACATAGAAACTAGGGAGATCTGGATTATATAAACAGATACCTACTAAAATATCGTTATACACATCCAGCCCTGTAGTTTCCACATCAAGTACATACTCTCCAATACCGCTTACATAGGTTTCCATTACTTCCTTAAGCCTCTCTGGAGTACGGATAACCTCATACTCTCCCTCAGCATGGAGCCTACCGCTCTTTACCAGCTCATTTATTACCTCCAGCCCTTTAAGTAAGGTATTCTGGTTTCTTTTCAAGCTTATATTACATACCTTTTTATGAGCTAATCTGCTACTAAGATCCTCCAGATCCACGCTCTCTCTACTCATATCTACCTGTATCTCTCTTGCCAT